CAAGAAGATTGTTTATACCGATAAAAGGTTAGACAATATTGATGATGAAATTATGGTCAAAGACCTTAAGGTTAAATCATTACCAGAGATGACCAAAGAAGAAATGATGGAGTTCAGAGACATCCTATCATTCTCAGCCCCAAGAATAATGGAATACTTCAATGTAGCAAAATCCGTATGGACGATTGTATTTGACTCTGTTGATATGAAGGTCAAAAGAAATAAGAAGAACATTCTTCACCCAAAAGGTTATTTCTTTTATACCGAAACTGAGACCAAAAAAACTCACGTTTGGGAATACCTAATCAAAAAAGAAACAAGAACCAACCCCCAACGTATGACGAATATAAATTTAATTTATTCTGATGACTTGGGAGAGTTGACGATCCCAAAAGTTATCACTACATTTTCCACATACGATAGTAGGGACAAACGAATGAGTCCAGTGTTTCAGATGTCGTCAAACGGAATTTTTCCAATAGATGAAACTCTTTTACCTTTATTCAAACGTAGAATTGCCGGACTTATCTCACAAACAAAAATTCAAACAGAAAACCAAGAAACCGAATAAGATGAGTTTTAATAAGAGAATACTTAAGAAAGAAAATATTTTATGTAATCTCAATAATCTTTTCACTTATTTAAACGCCGATGCGGTTATCTGCACCGACGATTTTTCACGCAAAGTTTATCGGATGTATAGTGAAGGTTTTACCAAAGAAGAAATAATAAATATAATAAATAAAATGAAATGAAAATTCGTTTAGAATATGTATGGTTGGATGGATACAAACCTGAACCCAACCTAAGAAGTAAAGTTAAGATTGTTGATTATGAATCCGTTAAGAATGCATTTCTTGATGGAAATTTTCCTATGTGGAACTTTGATGGTTCATCAACAAATCAAGCAGAAACAGGAAACTCTGATCGTTTGTTAAAACCTGTTAGACATTATTGTCCTCCCAATTTTTTGAACGGAAATGATCCTGTGTATGTTTTGTGTGAGGTATTAAATCCAGATGGAACTCCACATCAATCAAATAAGAGATCAAGTATCGGTGAAGGGTTTGAAGATCTTTGGTTTGGTTTTGAACAAGAGTATTTCATTCGTGAAGAAGTGAATGGGAACATTTTGGGTCACAAGAGAAACATTCTTAAAGGTCAAGGTGAATACTACTGTGGTGTGGGTCACAATGTAATTGGTCGTCCGTTTGTTGAAGAACATTTGAATATGTGTTTGAACTATGGTATTGATATAACAGGAACAAATGCCGAGGTTGCTTTGGGTCAATGGGAATATCAAGTGTTCTCAAAAGGTAAATTAAAAGGTGGTGATGATCTTTGGGTGACAAGATACTTCTTATTCAAGATCGCAGAGAAATACGGTTACCATATTGAACTTCACCCAAAACCAATTACACACGGAGAATGGAATGGATCAGGTCTTCATACTAACTTCTCAACCGATATGATGAGATTTGATGGGAACGAAGAATACTTTATGTCATTATTCAACGCATTTGAATCAAGACACGAAGATCACATTAAGGCTTATGGATCAAACAATAACCTTCGTTTGACTGGTGAATATGAAACTCAGGCAATTGATAAGTTCAGTTGGGGTGTGTCTGATCGTGGAGCATCAATTAGAGTTCCTCAGGACACTGCAAAAGAATGGAAAGGGTATGTTGAGGATCGTAGACCTGGATCAAACGCTGACCCATACAAAATCATTCGTGAGATTGTTAATTCCCTTTATGTTGCCCAACTTCTTTACGATACGAAAACTATGATTAACAAAGATGTTGATATGGATGGACTTAGTGAGAAATATGGGACAATGTCTAACGAAGAATTACTAAAAGAATATAGAGAAGAATAATGGATAAAGAATGTGTATGTGGTGGAACGGGAACTTGTCAGTGCCCAACACCAAAAGTAGAACAAGTAAATCACCCTCAACATTATGGCGGAGAAAATAATCCTTACGAGGCAATCAAAGTGATTGATGCTTGGGAATTAGGATTTAGTTTAGGAAACACAGTAAAATATATAAGTCGTGCAGGAAAAAAAGGAAAAGATAAGGAACTTGAAGACCTCAGAAAGGCACTCTGGTACCTCCAACACCACATCGGAACACTTGAAGAAAAAAACAGGTCTTGATAGAGAGATCAGCGTATTGGACGCAATCACAACACCAAACGAATTAATCCGTGAAACCCTCATTAACTTTATGTGGGGGTTTCTTGGAAATTCAATTGTTGTATTTGCGGCAAAAGAACTGGACTTTTTAGTTTTGATTAACTATATTGTTTATTACATTCTAATTTCGTATATTGTGAATAGGAAGAAATATGAAACAATGTTAGGTAAGTTTATAGTTCTTCCTGGTTCCGCCGCAATTGGAGCGTTTACAGGTTATAAGTTGGCACAATTAATTTCAAATTTTATTTAGTTATGGAAAAGGAATGGGATACAAATGAAAATCAAGGTAGATCAAAAGAACATATTGAACGAAACTATAGGTCATTTAAAATACTTGCTTGGTTTGGAATAGTATTAATAATAGTGTTAATAACAGGTTTAATCGTAAATTATATATCAAAATGAAATACTACAAAATTACTTTAGGGGGTAAGGGTGCGGAAGTTTACCCCTTCCAATTGAACACAGAACAATACGAAACTCTACGTGATGGTGGAGTTGAGCAGGATGAATTAGATCACGATCAAATATGTGAAATATTAGGTGTTGATACTTTCTTTGATTCACCAAACGAATCAATTATGGGTGTATACCCCGACGCATTCTTTGTGAGAGTTGAAGATGAAGAAGGTAATGTTGTTTATCAGAGCGAAGATCTTGATAGTGATGTAACCGATTACGAAGAACAATATTGTGGTGAGGTCGCATACCTTATCATTGAGGATTATTGTAAAGGAGAACACATCGTTTACGACATTCCTTTAGAGGAAGAGTTTGATATTGAGAAATTAAGATTCAAAGTGGATGACATCGGTTGTCGTGTAGAAGTTGTGAGTGGTATATTATACGACGAAAAAGAATACAATTTATATAAATCATTTGGTGATACATCCAGTAAAGGATATTATTATCATTTAACAGCAGGAATTTAAAAATGATAGAAACAGGAAAAATAATTAACGGAGATTGTATTGAGGTAATGAAGACATTGCCGGAGGGTAGTGTTGATCTAATTGTCACGTCGCCTCCATATGGTGTAGGGATCGCTTACGATGTTCACGAGGATGATGTTGAATTTAATGAATATGTTAAGTTTGCAAAATCTTGGTTATCAGAGGCATATAGATTATTAAAAGATGATGGTAGAATCTCATTGAATATTCCGTATGAAATTAATAGACAGAAAAAAGGTGGTCGTATCTTTTTTGTCTCAGAGATGTGGCAGATTATGAAAGAGATCGGTTTTGGTTTCTTTGGTATTGTGGATTTGGAAGAACAATCACCACATAGAAGTAAAACCACAGCTTGGGGTTCTTGGATGAGTCCAAGTTCGCCTTATATCTATAACCCAAAAGAATGTGTTATATTGGCATACAAAAAACAACACATCAAAAAAATCAAAGGTCAACCACAATGGACTGGCGAATTAACTGAAATTGAGAATGAAGATGGTTCTAAAAGGAACAAAATGGTCTATGACGAGAATGATAAGAAAGAATTTATGGAACTTGTGTTTGGTCAGTGGAATTACTTTGCAGATACTAAATCACTCACCAAGGCGACCTTCTCAATGGACATCCCAACAAAGGCGATTAAGATATTGTCCTACAAGAACGATGTAGTGTTAGATCCATTCGCAGGATCAGGAACTAGTTTGGTGGCTGCGGAGATATTAGACAGACGTTGGTTAGGAATTGAGTTATCACCGAATTACGCAGATATTGCAAGAGGAAGAGTCCAATCGTTTGTTGATGAGAAAATAAAAGTTAAAGTAGAAGATCAACAAAATCATCCTCTTTAATATCGTATTTTCTACAATCACCACCCGGTAATTCCAAGATCATATCACCATCACCCTCATAACTCTCACATTTTTCTGAATGACAGGGTTTACAGTTATGGTGGATTCTTGTGATCTTATTACCATCAATAAAAATGATATCCAAATGAATCACACAATTTTTCATCCAAAAAGAGTGTGGTTCATTTTTCATTATAAACAACATCCCATCAAAAGTTCCATCAAACTTTTTACCCATCATACCGTTTTGGATGTCTTTAGATGTTAATGCAGTTTTAACATTAAAAAGGTTATCATTTATTTTTACTTTCATATTTATAAATATCTATGAGAAAGTTTAGAAGAAGTGCTGGTGTAATAATTAAACACGGAGATGAAGTTTTAATGTGTAAAAGATCACCCAAAGAGTCATTACCGAACCATTGGTCAATACCCTCAGGTGGTATTGAGGATGGTGAATCACCGGGTCAGGCCGCAATCAGAGAAGTTTTTGAGGAAACTAATATTGAATTATCCACCGATTTAGATTTGGTTGGGATGATTGATACAACAAATGATGATGGGTTAAAGACAGGTATGATGTTCGTATTCTTACAAGAAACTGAAGATAAAGAAGAACCTGATTTAGAAAAAGCATCACACGGTAAAGAACATACCTCTTGTAGATATTTCAAGAAAGAAGATTTACCAAAACAAAAAAGAACCGAAGAATTGAATAATATTCTTAAAAAAATCCTGAAATAATTTTTTCAACCCAAAAGTTTTCTTATCTTTGTAGAAATAAATCACAGATGATGAAGACAACTTTCAACCACACCATTAGAATTATGAACGAAAAGTTCGGTGCTTTACTTACCGAGTCTTTTGTTGATCCAATCCAATTCAAGATCTTCTTGAAAATGGTAGACGGAGCATTGAATTTAGGTGAAGACCTATCTTACTTTGATGGTAATACATTTTTGGTTCACATCCCAAACAAAATCTTGAAGGAATCTGTTATCTTGACAAACGTCAGTGAAATTAGTGTTGTAGAACAAGTTAGAAACAAAATTGAAACTTTAGTATGATGAAATTATTTGTAGGTATTTTAACTCTTATTATGTTGGGTTCTTGTGTAAAACAAGAAATTGTCCCTCAAGAACCCATCGCACCACAACCAATTATAACCAACCCAACATTGGTTGACAGCACATTATCATTTGCTGGTCAAACTTGGGTTGTAACAAAAGTGTTGAATACCGATATGGTTTATGAGAACCGATCCGATACTTTGGTGTTCATTGATGCCGATGACTACACCTTTAACGGAGTTCCGAGTAAGTATGGTCTTAACACCACACCAACATCATTTAAGTTGAGTTTGTATGATACGGCTTGGGGTAATATTGGTGGAAGTTTGTTTAATTATAATATTGTTTCAGGAAAGGTTGACGGGTTGGATTTTTTTGATATATTTAACTCAAGTCGTAAAGTTAAACTTTGGATGACAAAACTATAGTTTCTTTGTTCTATCAAAACAAAGTGGTGGAGTAGATGACAGATTCAATGTCGGACCAGATTAAGGTGAGAGAAATCTCACCTTTTTTTATTTTCCTTATATTTATTAAGAAAATATAGTATGAAAAGTAAATTTGTATTAACTGAAGAAGAATCAAAAAGAATTCTTTCATTACATAAAGAAAAAATTGATCAAGAAAGAAATGTTGTTTCTGAACAAATGGAAGAAACGTATACTGATGAGGTAATGGAGATTGAGGATGATGACGTAAAACTTAATTATAAAAATGAAACCGCAAAACTCACTAGAAAATTAGACTTAACTAAATCAGTTTATGGAACTAACGAATTAGATTATAACGTAAAAAAAGTTATTGTTGGGGGTGCAACATTTAAACCAACAACTAAAGGTAATTTAGTTTCATCCGCAACTGTGGAAGACGTTCAAACAGGTAAAAGGGTCAATAAAAATGTTTACTACTATTGTTGGCCAAACAAACTTAGAAGGAGTAGAAACGAACTTAGAAAATTACAAGTAGGTGAGTCTTTTTATGTTCCAGGTGGTAGTATCGCTTCGGGAACACAAAGAGAATTAAAAAAATTAGATGATTTGTGCGAACATATTAAATATGGCAAACAAGGTGGCACACCAACACCAACACCATCAAAACAAGGATGTCCAAGTATAGTTAAATCATTCACAGATGCGGGATATTCTCAAATAACTAAATCAAGATTTGATGAATTGGCAACCGACAATACAAGAGTTAGAAGATACAAATATTGTCCTGTCACTAAAAAGAATTTATATTTTGCCAAACCTAAACAAGGTAGTGGTGGTGGGACTAACACCGGCGGTACTGGAGGTAGTGGCGGTGCAGGTGGTTCCACATATACTTTTGACTACAACCAAATCCTAACCGCAATTAACCAAAAATGTCCAGGTAGTGGTGGAAGTGGTGGTACACCTGAAGATGATGTAATTGTAAATCCTTTCGGACAAGGTGCAGAACAAGGTCAACCACAACCTCAAGTAATTACAATAACCGATAAAATTTATGCTGGACTATAATAAAAATAGAAAAAACACATTATGAAAAAAATACAAGTAACCGAAGAACAATATAGAAAAATTAAAAACCATATGGTTGAAAGTGCGTTATTGGCGGAACAATCACAAAGTGAAGTAATGGATATTCAGAATAGATTAAATAAATGCTTTAACGCGGGGTTAGATCCTGATGGAATTGCCGGACCTAAAACAAGAGAAGCAATACAAACTTATTTAGGTATTTCTATTTAATTATAAAACATTAATTAATTTGAGGGAGATTTTTGGTCTCCCTTTTTTTATGCCGATTTTTTCCTTACCTTTGTGTTATGGAAAAAGTATTGTATATCGTCAGAGGAATACCAGGTAGTGGTAAATCAACATTTGCGAAAACTTTGTCGGATTCACATATTGAATCAGATATGTTTTTTATCAAGGACGGCGAATATAAATTTGACGGATCAAAGATAAAAGATGCTCATAACTGGTGTCAGGACGTTGTTGAACATTGGATGGATGAAAACAAACCAAAAATCGTAGTGTCAAACACATTTACACAAGAGTGGGAAATGGAACCATATTTTGAACTGGCAAAAAACTATGGATACAAAGTATTCTCAATCGTTGTTGAAAACAGACACGGAGGAACAAACCAACACGAAGTTCCTGAAGAAGTATTAACTAAAATGCGTGAGCGTTTTGAAATAAAATTATGATGAAATTTGATAAATTAATGACAAGTGGTACGGTGTGGATTACATCTGACACACACTACCATCACAAAAACATTTGTCGTGGAGTTACAAACTGGCGAACACAAGGAGGTGATGTTCCGGTAAACTCAACACGAGATTTCCGAGATCTTGATGAAATGGATGCTGCGATTATAAACAACATTAACTCAAAGGTTGGTCAGGACGATACTCTGATTCACTTGGGTGATGTTGCGTTCGGTGGATTTGATAAATTAGAACAGTTCTTAGATCGTTTGGTTTGTAAGAACATCTACTTGGTTTTGGGTAACCACGATCACCACATTAAAAACAACCGAAGCTTTATTAAAGACCGTTTTATGTCGGTTCAAAATTATATGGAAGTGAATATTTGTGGTGAAGACTTTGTCTTATGTCATTATCCACTCCAAAGTTGGCACGGTTTAAATAAAGGCGTTATACACCTTCACGGACACGTTCACTTATCCGCTCAAAACAAGTGGGGTAACGGAAAACGATTGGATGTCGGTATGGATGGTAATAACATGCAACCATATAAAATCACGGAGATTGTTCATATGATGGATAAACGTGAGATTGGTTCTGATTTAAGTAATGATCACCACTTAGATGATTTAGTTGGGGTCGTGGGATAAACTATGGCTCCAATATATTTATTAGTATGAAAAATATTCTTATCACCGAAAACCAATTAAGATTAATAACTGAAGCGTTAGGTGTTCCTGATACTATCTTGGATGCCGCTGAACAAGTATTTGATAGTGTTGCTCAAGACATTAAATCTATTAGAACTAAAAAAGATGAATACACTTTTAGAGGTAATGTTGGTATACAACTTGGGGATAAGAAAAAAATAGATATTGATGATTACGAATTAATAGTGAATGTGACACATCCTGACGGTTATGATGAAGAACCACAAATCGCTTCAATGGGAATGGCTCAATCATTTAATTTTGATAGAAACATAATGATGAAAAGAGTCCGACAATCATCAACGGCAGAAATAGAAATTGATTATGTTGTCCCTGAAAATTGGGATCCTAGTGATTTGTATGTTACATTAATGAAGAGTAAAACAAAACACTTGGCTTCAATTGCTCACGAATTGAAACACAAATACGATAAGCAATCTAAAGAAATTGATTTAATTGGTAGAGAAGCGTTATACCACTCAACGATGAAGGTTGGTAGATCAGGAATACCTGCGGTTGACTCAGGGTTTATGAGGGCGTTATATTTTGTCTCAATAGCGGAAAATTTGGTTAGACCTGTTGAAATTGCTTCTGTAATGAAAAGTAAAAATATCACCAAGTCACAGTTTAAAGATTTCTTAATGAAAACAAATGTTTATAGAGAACTACAAGACATTAAGAACTATACTTTTGAAGATTTTATCAATGAGTTGAGAAATCATCAAATGGATAGAGTTGATGCTTTATTAAACCATTTAAATATTGATGGAGTTGAGAATATGTCTGAAGATGAAAAAATCAAAAAAGTTTTAGAGGTTATATATGCAACATTAACAAATACAAGATTAGACATTTTCCAAGAGATGACATCTATTGAGCGAGATAGCCTTATGGATATGTTTAAGGGTTTATTCGGTCAAGATCTTATGAAGGATGACCCACAACAAAAAAGATTAGAACAAGTTAGAAACAAGTTCTATAACTATGCTGCCAAATATAAAGACAATCCTACCAAATTTTTTGAAGACGAGTTTGAGAACTTTAATTATACGGCAAACAAGGTATTGAAACGATTATCTAAATTATACGCTTTAGCTCAA